AAAAAAATATCAAAGAGATATAAACCAATAGCTAATGGTGATAAAATTAAATGGGTTTATCTGAAACAAAATCCGTTGGGATTAGATACTATTGCTTATAAAGGATATGAAGATCCTATTGATATATTGAACTTTATACGTCAATATATAAATTATGATAAAATTTATAAACAAGCTTTACATAAAAAAATTATGATGTTGTATGAGAGTATGAATTGGGATGAACCAACTGATGCATCTAAAACGATGGAAAAGTTTTTTTGATCTGTTTTGATACTGTTAAAATAATAGAAAGATTTTTTTAATTTTGACAAATAAAACTAATATATATGTATATATGGTTATAATAATAGGAGAATAAGTTATGGATAAATCTAAATTGGTAAGATTTATTGAGAAATATTATCTTGACAAAGAAGTTCAATCAGTAATTTTAGAAACTAAATCTGATATTTTGTTTACTCGGTTTATTACTGGAGATAAATCATTGTTGGGTGAATTAACAATGAGTAAGTGGAAGTTTGAAAACAGTGAAATAGGTGTTTATAATACAGAACAGTTTTTAAAGTTATTGGATGTATTGGATGCGGATGTTAATTTAACTTTAACCAGAGTGGGTGATAAGTCAGTTGCATTACGTGTTTCTGATAAATTGTCTTCTGTAAATTATATGTTGAGTAGTTTATCAGTTATAAACAGACCACCTGAAATGAAGAGATTACCTTCTAATTTTGAATTAAAAATAAATGTTGGAAGGGAATTTATTCACAAGTTTGTTACTGGAAAATCTGCATTACCTGAAACAGACACTTTTACAGTTTTAACTGATAATGGAAATACAAAAGTTGTAATTGGGTATTCTGCTGTTAATACAAATAGAGTTATACTTCCAGTTAATACAAGTGTGTATTCTGATATGAATGCTATATCATTTAATGCAAATATTTTTTCTAAAGTTCTTGTAGCAAATAAGGAGTGTGAAAGTGCGGAGTTACAGATTTCATCGGAAGGTTTGGCTAAAATAAATTTTAAAGTAGATGAATATGATGTAACGTATTATCTCGTAGAACAACTTTTACAGTAATGTATTTAGAATATTTCGATAAGTTTCTTAATATGAGCCCTTATCTTAATATCAATGAAGATGAGTGGGCATATATAAAAGAAACATTTGATAAAGATGATGTTAAAGAATCTTTAGCTAAAATTGCTATGACATATCCAATTCCTTATATGGATATAAGTTTGCAAGATGCTCTTAGAGATTTTGCTAAATTAAAAGGTGTTTGGTGGAATGATTTGTTGGTACAAGACAAGTGGTATGCTAGAACAGAGAGTGATTTTAAATATTCATTAGAATATTTAGGTGAACCAATATATTTTCGTAGATTAAATAGAGGTAATGATTCTTCAAATTATTTTCAACAAAAAAATAGATGGGCAGTTGATGGTTCAATATCGCCTGGCCCAACAAGGACATGGAAAACTGAAAAATTTATGACTACACTTATGGGTGCAGCATATACATTAAAAGTTGAAAAAATAAATAAATCTGTATTAAGAACTATGTTGGGATTAAGAAAATATATTTGTTCACAATTTAAACCAAATGTAGCTAAATGTGTTTATGATTATTTTGAATCTAAAACTATATTAGATTTTTCAGCTGGGTGGGGTGATAGGTTAGCTGGATTTTATGCATCAAATCATGGAGAACATTATGTAGGTATAGACCCACGAAAAGAAAATCATTCTATATATAACGAACAAGTAGAATTTTATGAGAACAATATTGGTTGGTTTGAAGCATCAAAAATGTCAGAATTTATTTGTAGTCCAGCAGAGGATATTGATTATACTAAATGGGCTAATTATTTTGATTTGGTTTTTACATCACCACCATATTTTAATGTAGAACGTTATAGTTATGATGATACTCAAAGTTGGGTTAGATATAAAAACGTTGAAGGTTGGAATAAATATTTTTTACATAGAACACTTAAAAAAATTTGGGATTCTATAAAACCTGGTGGATATTTATTGGTAAACATATCGGATGTAAATGCTAGTAGCGGTTCAAAGAAAAAGGGTTGGTTAAAAATTTGTGATCCTATGAATGATTTTTTATCTGAACTAGATAATTCAGAATATCAAGGTTGTATTGGAATGGAAATGGCAAAAAGACCAAATTCAATAGGTGCTGGAACTGGAGTAGTAACTGAAGAACCAAATAGAACTCCAGAAATGATTAAGGAATTTGATGGTATTTTCTGTGAACCTATTTGGGTTTGGAAAAAGAATTAATGAAAGACACGCATACATTATGGGTAGAAAAGTATCGGCCAACCACCTTAGACACTTATATAGGGAATGAATCTCTAAAAGAAAAAGTGTCTTTTTATCTGGAGAGTGGCGACTTACCACATCTTTTACTATATGGTAAGGCTGGTACAGGTAAGACCACTCTCTCTAAAATTCTTGTAAAGAATATCGAATGTGATTATCTTTATATAAATGCGAGTGATGAAAATAATGTAGATACAGTTAGAACTAAAGTAAAGAATTTTGCTTCAACAATAGGATTTAAAGATTATAAAATAATAATTCTTGATGAGTGTGATTATATTACTCCAAACGCACAGGCAGCACTTCGTAACCTTATGGAAACATTTAGTAAACATTGTAGGTTCATTCTAACCTGTAATTTCGTAGAGAGAATAATTGACCCAATTCAGAGTCGTTGTCAGGCATTTCATATTGAACCTTTGAGCCGGCCTGAAGTTGCAAAACATTTAATTACTAATATTCTTGATACTGAGAATATTAAATATGAGTTAGATGATGTTAAAGTTATATTGGATAGTAATTATCCAGATATACGAAGAGTAATTAATACAGCACAGAGACAGTCTGTGGGTGGTGAATTAAAAGTAGATAAAGAATCAATAATTCAAAGGGATTATAAATTAAAAATTTTGAATTCTTTAAAAACGCAAGATAAGAAAAATGCATTTAATAATATACGACAAACTTTGGCAACTGAAAAGATTAGAGATTTTGCAGATTTATTTAGAGTATTATATGAAGAGGTTGATTATTGGGGAGAAGGTCATATAGCAGAGTGTATTTTAATAATTGCAAAATATGAATTATCTGATGCACAGGTAGTGGACAAAGAAATAAATGTTATGGCAATGATAATAGAATTGTTAGGAGTAGTAAAATGACTAAATATAAAAATAAGGATGGCATTGAATTAAGTTATGATGGTCATGAAGATGATTTTCACGCTAATTTAGTTAAAGAAGTTCTTAAACAAGCAGTTAAACTTATTAATTCAGGTGCAGAAAAGGATAAAGTAATAGAATTTTTAACTGAAAATTTTTCATTAAATGTAGAGGAAGATTAGATATGAATACTTCTTGGGGTGAAACAAAATCAAGTTCAAAGAAAAATGTAAAACCAGGCGAAGAAAAACATATTTCAGTTTATGAAAATAAAATATATTATTATTCTGGAGTGACCAGAGAATCTGTAGTTGAAT